GAGGTGTTTAAGTAATCAACATCTCCATTATATGTATTCTCTCTCCTTCGCATGAGAGAATCATATGTCAATATCCTAGGATTTATGGTAAGATTGTGTTTTCTCAAGTAAAACATAATCTTATTAACCATCTCATCGTAAACCTCCTCAGGATAATGGACCATTTCTCGTACTATGGTCTCCAAATTCTGTTTGAATATTGTTAAGTCCCCAGGAGGATCACGAGTCCATAACAACATTCCATTTATGGCGGTCCACCGTAAAGGAGCTTTTAACGTCCCATCTGGTTGTTTCACAAAACCCCTTCCCAAATATGACACATCAGAGAGTTTACAAAAAGGTTCTTCAACAAATGATTTATCAGCTCCGGTAAATGTGACACCAAAGTGCTTCTTAGTAAAACTTGCAATAGTCAACATATTAAACCAAGTAGCAACCTTATTGCTCACTGAACCACAATTATCATCACCGTTACACCACAATGCCACATTGTCTTCCATTTTGTAAATCCAACACTCAGGACTTTGGACTTTCCTGAGTTCCAAATATGTAACCTTAAATAAACAATGCAAGACAAAACTATTTATAAGCGTTGTCAACCAACTACCAGAGGGATTGGAATATATAGTCTGATACCAATTTTTCCCAAATTTGAAAAGAAAACAAAACAAGGACTGAGTAGCCGACCATAATTTTACGTATGCCTTTGACCCTGGCGTATAACGATAAAAATTATCGTTGGAAAAATGAAAGAAAAGAATGAGCCAATTGAATTCTTCTGAAGCATCATATGCTGATGCATCCATAGCAAATGCATTGGGAAACTTTAACACTCTATCATAAACTAAGGACCAGTCTATTGAATGAGGATTACATCCCACTGAACATGCTGACAATACCCAATGTTTCTTCAACACCTTACACATATGGCCAAACTGTTGTTTTATAAAGATGCAATGCGCTCTATTTCCTACGAAAAAGAGCCTAGTCTTTCCTTGAGATACTCTTTCCAGATCTCGCAGCTCATCTTTCTTTTCAATCTTCGCTCTCATAGGCTTCACCATACCACTCTCAGCAATTCTATGATAATTATTCACTTCCTCTACAAATTCTGGATTCAGATAATCAAGGGAGCCATCTTCATTGAGAGTATAAAGATATTCTCGAGCATTCTTTCCAGTTAGACCTTTGCCCTCCAAACATTCGCACAATCCTACAGAAGCAGTATGATCCAAGGGATCTATTCCTAACTCAGGAACTCCTACTATAGATTCAATCATCGTCAGCTCTCTGCACTGTTCTGTGGGCCCTTCGTAAAATCCGCTATAAACCAAAATAGGTTCTGTCAAGTACTGTCTGAGCACAGCAGACGGTTCCCTATTTTGGGAATTTAAAAATTTTAGCCCTCGGGCAAATGGATCTATATACTTTCCATTTTCATAAATAGGTTTCAACAAAGCAGGAGCTACTAATGGCTGCTCTATCTGCTCATTTGTACCTTCATTAAAAGGAGATTCTCTGAATTCAGTGTCGGTAAGTATTCTTGTGGATTCTGAGCTAGTACCCACATAATCTACTCCCGGCAAAGTAGGGACCAAACTTTCATAACTCAAGTTTGATTCGATTACATGGTCAAACCTCACCA